CGTCATCCTGGACGCAACACATCAGAACCGCATTATTGCAGAGCTGGTTATTCCTCCAGAAACGGGCGGATTCTGGATCCGGGAAATTGGTGTATTTGATGAGCACGGCGATTTAATCGCGGTGGGCAATACTGCCGAAAGTTACAAACCAGCCGTTGCCGAAGGGTCCGGACGTGCACAAACATTTCGCACCATTCTGACCGTATCCAGCACTGCCACCGTGGCGCTTACCGTGGATAACACCATGGTGATGGCCACAGTGGATTACGTGGATGACAAACTGAAAGAGCATGAACAGTCACGACGTCACCCGGATGCCTCGCTGACCGCAAAAGGCTTTGTTCAACTCAGTAGCGCCACTAACAGCGATTCTGAAACGCTGGCTGCAACGCCGAAAGCGGTTAAGGCAGCGTATGACATGGCTAACGGAAAATATACCGCTCAGGACGCCACTACGGCACAAAAAGGGATAGTCCAGCTCAGCAGTGCAACCAACAGCACGTCTGAAACGCTGGCGGCAACATCAAATGCAGTAAAAGCTGCCTATGACAATGCTGAAAAACGTCTGCAGAAAGCTAAGAATGGTGAGGATATCTCTGACAAAGACACCTTTACGAAAAATATCGGTGCCTGCCGTGCATATAGTGCAGAGATGAATATTGGTGGAGATAGTGAAGCATGGACAACTGCGCAGTTGATTTTTTGGCTAGAGAGTCAGGGGGCATTTAACCATCCTTACTGGATGTGCAAAGGCTCATGGGCTTATGCAAGTAATAAGGTCATTACAGATACAGGTTGCGGAAATATTTGTCTTGCAGGTGCTGTTGTGGAAGTTATTGGCACCCGCGGCGCAATGACCATACGCATTACCACACCGAGTACATCCAGCGGTGAAGGCATCCCTAATGCTCAATTTACTTATATTAATCATGGTGATGCTTATGCTCCTGGCTGGCGAAGGGACTATAACTCCAGGAATAAGCCAACAGCATCAGAGATCGGGGCGTTACCGTCAGATGGGACAGCAGTATCGTCAGTTAATCTGGCTTCAAAAGGTTGGGTGACCGCCCTGACAGATAATATGCAGGGGGCCACAGGTCTGGAGTTATACGAGGCGTATAACAACGGATATCCAACAGCGTATGGAAATATCATTCACCTGAAAGGGATGACAGCCGTTGGCGAAGGCGAATTACTCATCGGCTGGAGTGGTATAAGCGGTGCTCATGCTCCGGCATTTATTCGTTCACGACGGGATACGACCGACGCAAACTGGTCGCCGTGGGCGCAGCTTTACACCTCGGCTCATCCTCCTGAAGAGTTTTATCCAGTCGGTGCACCGATTCCGTGGCCATCAGATACCGTTCCGTCTGGTTATGCCCTGATGCAGGGGCAGACTTTTGACAAATCTGCATACCCGAAACTTGCAGTCGCTTATCCGTCAGGCGTGATCCCTGATATGCGTGGCTGGACTATCAAGGGCAAACCTGCCAGTGGTCGTGCCGTATTGTCTCAGGAACAGGACGGCATTAAATCGCACACCCACAGCGCCAGCGCATCCAGTACTGATTTGGGGACGAAAACCACATCGTCGTTTGATTACGGTACTAAAACGACCAGTTCATTTGATTACGGCACAAAAACCACAAATAGCGCAGGAGCTCATTCACACAATATACCTGTTGGTCACACTGGCGCGGGGAATGGTGTATCAGCCGGTTATAACGCTGCGTTAGGTACTGGTACCACGTCGAGCGCAGGAGGGCATGCTCACAATGTATATATCGGTGCCCATAACCACACTATCGGCATTGGTGCTCATGCCCATTCTGTCATTATTGGTCCCCACGGACACACCATCACCGTTAATGCTACGGGGAACGCAGAAAACACCGTAAAAAACATCGCATTTAACTATATTGTGAGGCTTGCATAATGACATTCAGAATGAGTGAACAATCACGGACCATAAAAATTTATAATCTACTGATCGGAACCAATGAGTTTATTGGTGAAGGTGATGCATACATTCCACCTCATACAGGTCTGCCTGCAAACAGTACCGATATTGCCCCGCCAGATATTCCGGCTGGCTTCGTGGCCGTTTTCAACAGTGATGAGGCATCGTGGCATCTCGTTGAAGACCATCGGGGTAAAACTGTTTATGACGTGGCATCAGGGGACGCGTTATTTATTTCTGAACTCGGTCCGTTACCGGAAAATGTTACCTGGTTGTCGCCGGATGGAGAGTGTCAGAAGTGGAACGGCACATCCTGGGTGAAAGATGCAGAAGCAGAAAAACTGTTTCGGGTACAGGAGGCAGAAGAAACAAAAAACAGCCTGATGCAGGTAGCCAGTGAGCATATTGCGCCACTTCAGGATGCCGTAGATTTGGATATTGCGACGGAGGAAGAGGCATCGTTACTGGCTGCATGGAAGACATATCGGGTATTGTTGAATCGTGTTGATACAACAGTAGCAGAGGATGTTGAGTGGCCAGTCGCCCCACAATAAAAAGAAAAAGCCATCGACAGAAATATCGATGGCTTTATGTACTCTATTTATACAATACAACACCACTCTTTTTAGTTATATATGTGCAGTTTGATGGTATATCTTTATTTATAAAAGACATTGCACCTATTTTTACATTATCCCCAATTTTACGTGACAATCCAATGATGCAACAATTAGCTCCGATATCAACGTTACTACCAATTTTCACTCTTGAACCAGGCATGTCACCATCTATCTGTCCAATGGTAGTATTCTGTCGTAATACCAGATTTTCACCCGCATCAACAGCAAAATGAACAACAATTCCAGCATGATGGGGAATTGTTAACCCTTTTCCAATATTTGCTCCCAATCCTATTTCACAACCAAATTTGTTAATTATTTTACTGTTTAACTTTTTGGCTGCTTTCTTATGTAATTTATTACCATTAATATACATTTCGTTAGCCAACCGCCACCAGAAAAGGAAATTCCGGTTACGCTGCTTTTTCTCTCTTAAAAGCCTCCAGATATCCATACGTTTTCGCCGAATTACTTCATGTTTCCAGAAGTTTTTTAAATTAGTAGAGTTCCCAAATAAAACAAAGTGAATTGCCATTAAGTAAGACAGCACGAAAATCTCCTTAATTATTATTTCAGACCACACATGTTATAAGGTTAAGAGATTATAAAATCCTGTTATTTGTTATTCAAAAACAATTTTCTGAGAAGGACATACAACAGCAAGTCGCCAGTCACCTTCATCAGGAAATTGGCGACATACGTTAAATCAGAGCAGCCCCTTAACTGAGCTGGCCGCGCTATTAAGGGATGATGTCACCTTATCTTTGAAGCCGGACAACATATCGCTGAACGATGAGGATTGCAGGCGCTCCCGCAAATCCTCATCACAGCGTTCAAGAGTCAGTGAAAATTCTATCTTTTTCGCCTTACCGTAGCGATCAAACTCGGAACGGGTCGTATTCGTTTCAGTCAGTACATACATGCCGTAAATCTGCCCGACACCATCAATCAGAGGCCAGGGGCGTCCTGTATATGCCTGCGTGGTCAGCAACGAAAGCGACACTTCGCCACCTGTAATTTCAGGATAAAGCACGCCGGAAAGCACAATGCGATCATCACCTGCACCGATATACTGCCAGCTTGCTGAACGGTTAACGCGTTCATTTTTCACATGCCGCCAGCTTTTGTTTTGCTGTAACTGCTGATGCGGCAATGTGCGCAGCTCAAAAACAAACATGCCGTAGATCATCATCATGACCATGACTCCTCAATCTTTATCGTAAAAACTGCCACGTCCGGCACGGGCGCGCCGTTCCATCTCTGCCCTGACCATTTCACCGACCAGTTTCGCCAGTTCGCGGGGATTCTGCGTAACAACGTTATGCAGATGAACATGAATTTCACCGCAAAATCCGGAGACAGCAGGCTCCCGGTTACGGGAAGTTGCAGGAACTGATGCCACTGGCGATCGTATGGCCTCCACCACCGGGCGGGAGCTGGCCGCAACAACAGGAACCAGCGCCGGAGGCAGAGGAGCCGGGACTACGGGGGTGATGTTGATTGCGGAAGCAGGCTTACTGACCTGCGCAATCTTCCTCTCCTGCCACTCCCCACGAACGGCAAGTACGCGGGGCAGGTTCTTAAAGACAATATCGCCGGGGCCAATGCGTTTTTTCGTCTCATCAACCAGCTTACCTGTGTTATCAGCAATTTTGCTGAGTCTGCGTAGCGTACCGGTATTGCTGTCTGTGAGCGGTTTGTTGTCTTTGGGTTTATCACCTCCGGTGCCATTGCCATTTTCCACAGGCTTCGGCAGATTGATTTTCGCCAGGTCCCCCTGAAGCAAGGCAACCTTGTCCTGAAGAATGGCCGCACGCTGTGCGTCTTCGATTTTCTTGCGCGCCCTTTCCGCTTCATCCGGAAGGACGCCAAGTTTTTCAAGTATCCACGCCAGCGTATCCAGCAGCATTTTTGCAGGTGTCAGAACAAGCTGTAACGCACCGCCAAGAACGTTACCGAATATCTCGCCAGCACTGGTACATTTATCCAGCGTTTCCTTGCTGGACTCCATCGGTGACAGCAGCGATTTAAACCAGTTAAACACCTGGCTGATCCCGCTCCCAATTGCGTCAAAAACAGGACCAAACCGTTCAAAGGTTTCGCGCAACGGGGTCAGCCTTTCCATAATCCCGCTGAACACCCCGGCAAAAAATGCCCTGATGGGATCCCAGTATTTCCAGATAAGAACGGCAGCTCCGGCAAGCGCAGCCACGATAAGACCAACCGGACTGAACAGCGCCCCGATAGTGCCTCCCAGCAAAGAAACAGAACCCGTCACCATTCCCCACAGCGCAGGCAACACCCTGATGACATTCATTGACCGGGTAAGAATGTCGAAACCAAGACGCAAGGTGGCCAGCTTCCCGTAAAGCACCCCAATAACCAGCGACAACGAGCCAATCGTTGCAGTCATTGCCAGCAACGCACCGCCTGCTATCAGTAGCTGGCGCGTCAGTACCGGATGGGCCTGCGCCAGCGAGGTGATTTTTTCAAGCACCCGCGTGAGCCACTGCGTGACAGAACGCAGCGGACCGTCAACCAGATCACTGATGCGAATACGAAGACCTTCCCATGCGCTGTCGAGATTTTTCAGGTCCCCATCAAGATTATCGGCCATTACTTTTGCAACGCGATCGGCCTCTCCCCTTGCCCCCTGCAATTCTCTGGTCAGTTTTTGCAGCTCTCCTGAACCAGCCGCCGCAACAAGCGTCTGCAAACCAACGAACGCCTCTTCTCCGGCGATGTCCTTGAAGAAGGAGACCTGGTCCACCTGTCCGTATTTTTGTGTCGCCTTATAGAGATCAAGCAGCACATCCTCCATCGGGCGCATTTTGCCTCTGGCGTCAGCAACTGACACCCCCAGCTCTTTCAGCGCATCAGCCGCAGCTTTTGGCGGTGATGCAAGGCGGGACAGACTTGCGCGCATGGCCGTACCAGCATCGCTTCCACGAAGGCCATTATTGGCAAGCATCCCGGCCATGGCCGCCGCTTCTTCAAGACTGATACCAAGTTTTGCGGCAACCGGACCGGTATACTTCATGGTTTCGCCCAGCGCGCGTAAATCAGTATTGGTCCGGGTGAATGCCGCTGTCAGCGTATCGCCAACCCGGTCCATTTGATCGGCTGTCAGGTTGAACTGTGTGAGGATATTGGAGCCTATATCCGCCGTCTCGCCGAGTTCGACGCCACCTGCCAGCGCCATATTAAGAACACCGGGCAATGCGGCCTGAATGGCCTGCGGAGTAAAACCAGCCATTGCCAGAAAGCTCTGCCCACTGGCGGCATCACTCGCAGTAAACTGTGTTTCAGAGCCAAGTTTTAACGCCTGCTCACGCAGCGCCTTAAACTGCGGGCTGTTTTTGTCGATTCGCGTCAGTGCCTGAACACGGGACATCTCTTTGCCGAACCCGATCGCAGGCTGCAAAAAACGCCCGGCAGCATAGCCGCCAGCCGCTGCAGCACCAATTGCCAGCGCACCACCTGTTTTCAGTTTTCCCGCGGTTTCCTGCGCGCGCGAATACCGCTCACGCGCCCGCGTTACACGCGCAAGCGCCTGCCGTTCGCGTTCAAGCTGGTTGTTGTACTGTTCGGTGCGTCTGATGGCCTGCTGGATGGTGTTATCGCTGCCTGTCAGGGAAATGCCGTGGCGTTTCAGCTCTCCGCCAATCT